TGTCATATTTTTTATATAAGGGGGTGATGATATGAGTTATGTTACAACAAATGCACAAAGCAATATCATTTGTTTACCGGATGCAAATGGTAACAAAGGTTATTATGACTTTGGAACAAAGAATACTTCTTTTTTGCAAACTGCACAAGAATTGAAATCACTTGGTATCAAGCATTGGTATTTTCCATTAAAAGTAAAATATCCACAGTTTGGTTTACAAGATATCAATCCACGTGATCCCGACTTAAATGCAGAAACAATTGGTCGTATTCATTTGGAGTCTAAAGAGAATGTTTGGTATTGGGTTCGAGAAGTTGCACGTATTCCTGCAAAGGGAGCTCCACAACCATTCATGCCATTGTTAACACGTGCATCATGTTCGATGGTTTGGAATTTTGATCACAACATTGATTTCATGGTGTGTCAACCTCGTCAGACCCATAAAACGACATGGATTAATTTATTATTAACACATGCATTTATTTATGATCTGAAGAATGTTGAAATTCCAATGATGCATCTGCAAGATAAAGATGTCACTCGTAACGTTGAAATGTTCCGTGATTATATTATGCAATTACCTGCATATATGAATCCTTGGAGTGATCGTTTAAAACCACCAGGTGTCAAGTCTATTAAGTATGAAGCACATAAGACATCGATCTATCCATTGTGTCAACCTGATTCGGAAGTAACAGCAATGGATAAACTGCGCGGTATGACGTTGTTTTGTGCATTTCTGTAAATAGATATATAATTGGATGAGTTCGAATATATTAATTATATTTCAAAGATCATATCTGGTGCAAAACCTGCAATGGAGTCTGGACGTACGATTGCAAAACAAACTGGTGCGAGATGTTGTATTATGTATGCTTCCACACCGGGTAACTTGGAAACAGCTACTGGTAAAGAAGCACAACGACTGATTGATTCAACACCACGTTGGTCTGAGAAGTATTACGACTTGTCAGATGCTGACGTGGAACGTTTGTTTGAAAACAATATCGATCAAGATGGTGTCGATCGTACTATGATTCGTCGTTTCTATATTGAGTACAATTATAAGCAGCTTCGTAAAGATGATGCTTGGTTGGAAAAGCAACATATGGAAGCGGTTGCTTCAGGTGATATGGCAGAGTACAAACGTGGCTTCTTGTTACAAAGATTCCGTGGTTCTGATGGATCATTGTTCAAACAAGCAGACATTGATTTCATCAACAATCATGTGCGTGAACCTGATGATGAGATTTTGTTGTTAAACAAATATCATCTGTACTTATATAAACATGATGTTGTAATGACAGACATCAATTCTGAAACACCATTTTTTGATGTGACAATTCCATACATGATCGGTATTGATATTGCTGGCGGTACGGATGGTGATAACACAACTTTTGTAGTTGTTCATCCATACACGTTCCAAGTCGTTGCTGAGCTTGCATCGCCATATATGGGAGCATTGGATTTGATGCGTTGTATCATTGCATTGGCAAAGTTGATCAAACATCCAGTGTTCTGTCCTGAAACAAATTCTATTGGTAAAGCATTACTGGAATGGATTCAAGATTCTAAGCTGGAGTATATGTTCTATTGTGATCCAAAATTGGATATCACCAAGAATGTCACTGAAGATGATGCGAATGATTTGGAGAAAAAATTAAAGAATACAGCATTGCAACGAAAGTACATTGGTACTAATGTTACTCCAAAGATTCGTAATATGATGATGCAATTGTTGAAGCGATATGTTCATGATTATCGACACTTGATCAATACGAAATTGTTGGTAACTGATATCAACAACTTGACTGTATTGAAGGGTAAGATTCAAGCTGATAATGGATTTCATGATGACGTGGTAATGGCATATTGTCACATATTATATGTGTTCACATTCGGTTATGATTTGACACGGTATGGTATTGATAAAACAAAATGTAAGTTTGAGTTGGCATATCAAGAAGTCAAGGATTATGAAAAAGAAACTGAATTGAATCATGTCAATAATATGAAACCATATGGACGTGGTGCATATGGATATGAAGAACAATTGTTGCATGACATTGTTAATGTTCAAGAGAACAATGGCTTTGATAAACAAACCGGTATGGATATGTATGGTTATAAACAGAACCAATACAATCAACAACAAACTGCAAACGAACAAGAGATTGTTCGCATGACACGTGCTGATTTGGACTTCTTTACATCGGTACAAAACTTCTAAAATGATAAAAAATATCCCCCGCGTGTGCGGGGGATAATTTGCACAGAATTAATCGATATCCGGAATTTTACCGATCTCATTCTCGATGAATTCATCGAGTTGATCGGCCGGTATGTCATCTTTGTATGCCTTTTTCATAGCATCAAGAAACCTCTCCAAGAAACCGATGTTTACATAAGTATCCTCGAAGACTTTGATGAATGAGCTGATGCTGCAATGATGTGCATCGGCTATATCACCGATTGTTCGGATTTCTGTGATTTTGTCAAAATTGTTATTCATGATGAAGACCTCCTTGTGAAATGGATGGGTTTATATTATCATATAAATTATATATGTAAATAAAAATAATATTTTAATAGCTAAGTAGCGGGGCATGAAGCCCCGCCGTTAGCTATGTAGAATGGAGGTAAAAAGAAATGGGTACAATGCCACGTCCATTTGGGTCGGACATGTCGACATCCGCCCTATATATCGACATGTCTCTATACCCGAGGAACTTTACGAAGAATGCATCGCACCAAACATTCTTCTCATGTTAGGAAAGCAGGAAAACCTAACATGAACGCAACCCAAATGGATTAATTACTTGTGTAATTTATTTAGCAATAAATTGCTGGTAATTGTTTATAATGACCGCTTACACCTGGGAATGATTTCAATACAACTCTACGTTTCATACCCCATTTCTCAAATGCACGTGCATACTTGACATGATCACATATGTCGAAGTAATAGCATTGGAATCCACGGTCACGTAATCTACCAACAATCTGTTCAAAGATGATAGGTGATGATTTCTGATCAAAGTTAACAACTGCACCTAGATTGGAGATATCAACACCAGTTCCGCATGACATAGTTGTTGATAAGATAATGTCAGATTCAAATGCTTTTTGTCGTTCGGCAATTGGCATAGAACCATCGACGTGTGCAATAGTATATTCCTTGAAGTATTCTTGTTTCTTCATCTCCTCTTCAACCATTGCTATGGCATCAAGTAATGGTAATAACAATAATACTTTACCTTGTTCTTTGATCTTTTGTGCAACTTTCACCATGTGGATGACATTTGCAACGAATGGTTTGCCATTACGATAATCCATCAACATACGATAATATGTTGCTGATATCAAACCTTTCTTACCATATTTGAAATGCTTCTGACACAACTGTGAAGAAGCATTGTAATAGATATCTTGAAGATATGGAATAATGTATTCTGTTTGATATTCTTCGTACTTCTTGGAACCAACGAAACGTTCTGCATCTGATAATGCACGATTCAGTACACGGTCTTCTACTTCATCAGAACGACCAAGTGTTGCTGATAAATAGTAATTATGTTTGATATTACAGATTGCATCAAACTTTAATAAACCTTTCAAATGAAGATGTGCTTCATCGACAATACGAATACCAAAGTTCGCTTTATCCATAACATCCATAAGTCCCTTCCAATCATCACGCAATGCATTCTCAATGGAAGAGATTGTCACGACACATAGTTTCTTATCGGGTGCATCATAGATACGAGTTGCAATATCATCTTCATCAATACCAAGATCAGTAAAGTTTTCAATCCACTGATTCTTTAGATTGGCTGTTGGTGCAATGATGATGGGTTTCTTCTTTAACAAATATACCGCATACAAAGCCATGAATGTATTATGTGTTACAATATAATCTTCGGTAAGATACAAGTGTTCTGGATTGTCAACCATGATGCATCGGCATTGTTCTCTATGTGATAATTCAATATTTGTTATACGAAGTTTTGAATAGTCGTGTCTACTTGAAGATTTGGTATCATTTACTGCTTCATTTGCAATCAATAATTTTCGTGGATGTGTCATGATTAAATTCTTAATAGAATTTGGAATTCTAAAATACAAATTTGCACAAAATCCACTCGTATATTTCTCAACACGTTTATCAATTGCCAATCTGGATGAGTATCCAAATGAATATAATAATTGTTGTAAATCATTTAGTAAATTCAATGATGTTGAACAATATGACACATAATATCCTTTTGATGATATTGAACCATCAGTGTCCATTAGACCCTGCAACAGCTTTAAACGAACATCAACACTGTTGATCAGATACATATGTGGTATTCTTTTTTCATAGGAGTATGAATCAATAAATTCCGGAAGATCTTTGAAAAACTGCTTTTTGTCAATCGGCTTAAGGGTTTTCTTATCATAGAAATCATACGTGTAATTATGTAAAGAGCGCCTACGTACACCGAATCCACATATTTCAGCGATTTTATTCGGAACATATTCATCTCCGGAAGAAATCGCAAGACATCTATCTCGTAAACAACCATTACCAATTAAACATCCGAGAACATAAGGATCAATGGGTACATTGGTGTGTGGAAAATTAACCGGATCACATGTTGGAATATAGATTTTTTTATGAGCTATATTCTTGATCAGAGTCTCTGTGGTAACAGTTGTCCATTCATTACTGTCATCCGTTTTAATTGTCCATAAATGTTCCAAACCACACATCGCGGTTCTTCCATCTTGGAATGTTATTTTATAAACATTTTTCACGCCTTGTTCAAAGATACCCGTAACATGTGTCATCATACCATCTCGTGAGAATACTGTATCACCAATGTTGAGATCTCCCATCTTCACATAACCATTTGGCGTAGGAATCAATGTTGAATATGGTTGTTCTTTGCCGACACCGGGTTTCACTTCGATGGTAAGCTTTGGTGATTTACATTTCACCATAGCATCAATACAGTCTCTTTGTAATTGTGAACGTGGTTCACGATTCATCTTGATTTCAATTGTTGCTCCTTCACGTGGAGGAATCGTCTTGATGAATTTCTTTAATGGAATAACGTTCTGATCTTTCATGGTTAAGAATCCGGACGTAATGTACAATACATCATGTTCTTTACCAAAGATGGGCTTCTTACTTATATCTTTACCAACATAAATGAAGTATTCACGTACTGGATCTTTCAATGAGAAATAACGTAAAGCTGCACGTTTGACTTCATCGGATGGTTGATGAATAATCAGTCCAGTTGTTGTTTTTTCAACCTGTTGCATATCACATCATGCCTCCCATCATATCTTCACCTTCGGGAGCATTGTTGAGAATGTTCTTTGCAGGATCAGCTTCCTTCTCCAAACGATATTGATTGGCTTCATCACGTGCTTCATCAGATAAACGATCAAACAATTCAATGTCAACTTCCGGCATATATTCCGCTAATACTTTCTTCTTGAACATACGTGCAGTTGGTGACATATTATCTTCACCATCTTTACCTTCTTTACGTTCCTCAGGAGACAACCATATCGGAAGGATAAAGTCAATAAATGCAGACATGTTCTGGATCTTTTCCGTTGTAACATTCAAGTATTTCGCCGTTGGCATACGGAATGAGAACTCCAACGTCTTAATGAGTTCTGGATCGATATCCGTCTCCCAACGCATAATGCGTCTGTAGAAATCTGTTATATACGGATTCAGTTCCAACTTCTGTCCTGAAACGAATGAATTGAACTTTGTGTTTGCAAGCTCTGTTTCTTTTGCAAATTCAATCTCGGATACACCACCATTGGTGAGTAACAATGCCGGAACTGGTGTACAGTTAACAGCTTCCGTTTTCATTTGATCCATTAGATCCGTATTGATGGGTGCCTGGGCAGCTTCAATTGTATCCACATTAATAGGAGGATTATCACCTGCGCCAAGTGGCATGATCAATTCTGATCCACCGGACACTTTATTCATGGATGTCCGATAATTGAAGATATCATTTGCAGTAACACGACGTGCAGCAAACTTACGCATGGTATCTTGTACGAACTGTTTGTAGTTTGTATCAATACCACTCATACGAAGATTATACACGCGAACTTGTGAGTTGTTAATCTGATAAAGAATTGAATACAACTTCAAGAACATGTACATTCTAGCGGTGATTAATCCCGGTTCCAACATGGAGTGACCATGTCCAAGACCATCTTCATTGACAATGAACGGACATACATGTTCTGCAGGAATGAAGATGAAACGCATCATTGCTTCATTGAATTTGTGAGATTGTAAGATTGCAACAATCTGTGCATGAAGTGCTGTGTTATCACGCATGAACTTCAGATCAAAGTTGTTAATGATCTTAGTCGCTAACTTCTCACAGAACATCTGATCAGGAGAGAATGTATCATAACCAATGGATGGTGTACGAAGTGTATATCCTGATAAACCGGAGTTACGTCTTTCACCACTCTTCTCGGGTCTGGTTTGATCGGCAATATAATAATAACCAATAATGGTACGATCAATACGAATGGGAATCAGCTTTGTTGCAGGAAGAATACGAATATAACAACCCTTGACATTACCAAATTCTTTTTCAAAATCTTGTACGGTATCATTGGTATCATTGATAACTGCTTCGAATACAGCTTTTGTATTCGTTACATATTCCGGATGTTTCTTAGAATATTTCAAATCATATGCAAGTTTTAGATCATGTGGTGAATCTTCAATGACGGGTAATGCAATATCCTTATCGATGTAAGAAATATTATCACCGATTTCTTTCATGAATGCTTCTACTTGTTGATCATATTCTTTGATCATTTTCTTTTCTTGTGTAGATTGTTCCGGCGCATCCGACATTGGTTTTGCATGATACATCGGAACAACATCCATGATTTCTGCTTCTGTGATCCAACCACCTTCCATGATGGTTTGATGTTTCTTTTTATATGGAGCATCATGTGCTTCTTGAATGATTTGTGTTGCTTTGTTCAATGACAACTCAACTGACTCACCATATCCGTAACCATTCATACGCGAAGATGTTTCAAACATATTCGCAACTGACTCGGAATTACGTTTGTCTTTCTTGTTCAGTTTGTACTTATACAAATCCGAAAAGACTTTTGCATAGGGAATGGTGTAAACATATGATTCACCATACAACTCCGTGTTGAATACAACATGATTCTTGATGATATGATGAAGCTTCAAACGATCTTCAACATCTTCTATCTTTTCAATTAATGAATCCTTTTCATCATCTGAAAGATTAGAACGATCGAATTTGATCGTACGAGACAACTTTCCGTTGACAGTATCTGCTTCACAAATAGCATCACGTGTAACTTGTAATGCCGTAAACCATTCTGGAAGCTGAGACACAATCAAATCTAAGTCTTGACGTAATGCGATATCTGCAATGGTATTAACGGGTAAGAATGCAGCATCTTGAAGTTCATTCGGAAGTTCTGCAATGGATACTTCTTCACCTTTGTTGTTCGCAAACTTCAGTTTTGCAATCTTTTCGACGAACGACATATCTGTTCGCAGATTATATTTTGATAAGATATTCTCAATGGTTGATGTGATCTCATCTTTTGTAACACTCTCTTTGTCTCTACCGATGACATCACCAATTAATCCATCAATAATGTCTTCATTAATCTTTGGATTTGTTTGATTTGCTCTAGGAGTATTATTGTTATTATTATTCATTTCTGCCATGGGTATTGTTCACCTACCTTTATATGTTAACGAACAATTGTTGGTTTACGTAAACTGGTTTCCATACGAGCATGAACCGCTTGTTCATATCCAGTGTTATAATCATAAACACCATCTTTCAATGAATCCGGTATTTCTTCCAATCCAGTATTTGTTGGATTCGAAGTAAATGCTGTTGGACGGTAACGTGATGGATATTCATGTTCAATGTAATTGTTCATCGAATGATAATCATGATTTTCAAATGCACGAGAATCCGAATTGTACAACGGTTTGAACATTAAGAATGGAGAATATATTTTGTAATTGGGATTGACTTGTTGACGTGTATTGTCCAATATGATGTATGGTGTACCAACCCACATGGATGATGCTCCCATATATGTTTTAGATTGATAATTGACATCATCACGTGGTGAATCACGGTAATAATCCCATGGTTGTGCATCATACATATCCATTCTTAATGAACCATTTGCATTGACAACACCTGCGTTATAATTGAATTCCACAAAGGATTGCTCATTCATCTCCAATTTGTATTGATAACGGAACTGTGCACTGACAGTCATCTCACTCGTGAGCGCTTGTCCGTTGTTATTATTGATACCAGACAACTGTGCTGTTACCGGGTATACACCATAATACTTACACCAATACAAGATTTGTGTACCAGATTCATTTGTAACCACATCAAATATGGATGAACAATAATCGAGTGCACGATCATATGGATGTCCCCATAAACCATTACCAAATGTTTTAGAGCCAGTAATATCAATGTCACTACCGGAACCAATTGCATATGTGTTTTGGTATTGGTATCCATTGTATGATGGTGAAAGGAATCCTTCATATGTTTTGAACTGATATAACATTTGGAGTCGTAGATAGTTGTATACTTCCAAACGTTTGGTATCTTTAAATGTCAATTCCAATGTGGAACCAACGCTGGATTGTAATGTACCAGCTGGTGTGATCGTATAACCATCTGTCGACTTTTGTATTGTTTCATCAATACCAATTTGTGTTCCATTTGTATTCATGCTCATGACACGATTGGACAACATGAAGTTGAAATTGGAAAATGATCCAGTGATATAAGATGGAGATAACAATTCCAACAAATGTGGAAATTGATGGAATGCAGTTGAGAAGTCACGATCCTTTTCACATTGTTCACTTAACACAAGTTGTCCATTATTCGTTCCCATGATATAACATTCGGGACGTGTGATAAAGATATGACGAAATCCTTTACGCCATTCCAAATCTGCAACGGGTAACTTTGTACGATTATAGTAGTAATAGTTCGTCGCTTGTGCAAGTTGTGGATCAGAACGTGTAAATGGAAGAATCGGTGAGATACGTGGTTCCTTGTTATCGAACAACTGCTTCTCATGTTCGTGTAATCCATTTGTGATAATGTCATCCACATTGGGATCATCAAATGGATTAACATTCGTTGTTGATCCTGAAAATACAGGGACTTTGTTTTGTTGTACACGTTGCCATGCTTTCGATGCGGTACGATTACGAACCGCTTGTTCATATCCAGAATAGAAATCTGTTCCTTGTGGGATATTGGTTGTTGGCTTTGCAACTAAATTACGAACCGTTGTTGGTAATTCTTCCATACCCGGTTCGTTGATATCACGTGTAAAGTGTTCATCCATATGACGAATGAACGTGTCATTATTATCTGCATTGGGATTTTTCAATCCAGGTTGATGATGTGCGAAGTGGTTGTTTGGAGCCAATGAAACACCATCAGCATTTGGATTGATATTCCGTGCAGCATCTTGAACATATGATATGTATTTGGGAACACCACGTGGATATCCCGTTGTAACATTTTCGTCTGTGGTGTAACCATCACCATATAACGAATTCTTTTCTAATGTTGGCATATCATCACCACCAATGTATTATTTATACCATACCGGTTAACATCGTTAATGTTTTCTTACATGGAACGGATATCAGCTTATTCAAACCAAAGTTTGTTAAACGTGTTTTGTATGCAGCCGAAGTTAACAACAGCATCAAGTATGCGGGGTTCTCCAATGCGAAGATCAAATATACACCACATGAAGCTGTGAAGTAATTCAAATATGTGCTTTGGAGATTCTTATAACGAACGGGATTGATCTGAATAATGAGATTCAAATACTCCATAAAGTTCATGTTATCCATTGCTTGAACATTCTGAACAATTTCTTGTACAAGTTTTGGATCAACCTTTTGGTTTAACATGCGCTTATAATTGATCTTGGATGCTTCCATCTTATCACCATCAATCATACGATAGAAGTATGCAATGGAATATAACATAGCCTTTACCAAGTTATCACCCTTCATGTACAGTCGTTGTTCCAAAGGAGCATTCACCATGTATTGATAAGACATGCATAACGACAATACCAAATCACGATTATTGGTAAACTTACTTGGATTGATTTGTAATTGTAACGCCAGATAACCTGCTTCAATACCAGCCATCAAGTTAATGATTTCAGATTGATTGGTTAACTTTGACATCAATGTACTTGCAAAGATGTAACACTTTGGTTGATCCTTACCGGCAATGATGTACGGAAGTACCGGCGGAATCTTAGAAGATGGATTAAAAGTCACAATCAAGTCACCTTTATCCCATGCAGCAATCGCTTTCTTCAAGATGGGATCACCATTCAATCGCATGAATGATACAACATCTTGTACATCTGTTGAACGGATCATGTGATCATTAATATGTGCAAATTCATCCTTAACAGCATCGGTAATACCTGAAGCCGCATCGTATTTTGCATACAACGAAGTCTGTGACAGCTTTGGAAGCTGTGCTTCTAAAAACAGTTCAATCATTTTATATACACTCCTGACTATAATGAAATTGAATTTGTCAATATCGGACAAATGTTATCAACTGGTCTTGGGGGTAAATTTATAATAGGAGGATCATTCATCATGAGTAATGAAACACAATATTCTGTATTATATCGCGTCAGCTTGATTGCGAATGTAAATGGTTCCACATATACCATTCCAACCAGTGACATCATTTCCATTTCGCTGTTACACAACTATGACGCATTAACATTTCCAATATGTCGTTTCAAATTAGAATCTGATATCTCATTAATTCGAAATATCTTAGAATATCCCGACAATATTGAATTGGTTTGTTCATTAGATGCCAATGTATATGAGATGGACACAAATAACGACAAATTGAATGTGGTGAATGGTGCAAAAAATATCTCATTGACATTAAAGGGATATGCTGAAAATAAGAACATACCAACATCTACAATGGATCAATATGACGAAGGTGTATTGAAAACGGATGACTTGA